TGTTCGTGCTGGGGTGATATAGACCGGTAACACCGGGCTGAAACCCGCCAGAGAACTCACCGCTTTCAGACAAGATATGAAACTTCGGCGGGTCTTTCTTTAGTGTGGGCAGAATGCGGCGGATCAGCGCACGGGTTGAGTCCAATTCAGCGTGACGGAGCAAAAACTCAGCCACCTCAACACCATCTTCCACTGCATGAAGGTGATCAAAGATAACCTGACCGGATAACCCGACAGCTTCATCACCTGCTGTGGCTGGCTTGCCCCAAGAAACCGCATCGGACGGTGTTGACTTCAATTTCGGTAGAGGCTTTCTTTTCGGTGCATTCGCAACTGGACCCTCAAAAGCCCCTCTTACCCTGGGCGCTGCTGATGGCGGTGGCGTCGGAGATGGGGGCGCTGCCGACGGAGGTGGCGCTTGGGTTTGCCTGTCTTTTATTACTTTCGCAAACCTGGTCTCGTAATATTCGCGTACCGCACGATCATTCTTATTCGCCCACTTACGGGCACGTTGGTCAAGCCACCTCACAATCTTCAGTGCTGGGTCACCCCTCAACAACGGAGCAGCTTCTTCGATCTGCTCCATAAAGTCGAGTGCTTGGGGTGACAGACGCTCACGTCCAATCGCCTTGTACTTCTCGGTCACAGGCACCAGGAGGGGCTCAACCTTACGTCCAGCTTGAGCAGCAACCTTCTCCCTGGTAAATGCCATCGATGCTGCCCGCGCCTCAAAATTAGCTTGGACTGCCTTCGCTGCCTTTGCCGTAGCTTCCGACGCCTGAGCTACAGTAATCTCTAATTTCAACGTCTTCTCAGCCGCCTTGACTGCCGCAACCGATGTCTTCATTTGCTTTGACAAAGCACGCAAAAACTTACTTCCTGCATCGATGTCTTCAGGGTCGAATGGAAGTCTATTTGCGAGGGCTGTGACCCTCCGAACCCACTCTTGCGGGTCGTCGCGTAGCAATCGAGTAGAGCTTACTTTGATTAGAAACTGGTCAAAATCAACAACTAGCTGACGCTCCTCACGCGTAAGTCGAGAACTAGTCATACTCACATCGGCGTCCGCCATAAGCAACCGTATTTGACCCGTAGCCTCGTTCGCTTCCTTGCGTGAATGAAGGAAAAACTGCGTACTAATGTCACCAGTTCTCAGCAGACGAATGCTATCTTGAAGACTTTCAAGTGTTTGACGCGCACCCAACAGTTCATAAAACGGAACCAATTGATCTGGTGAGTCGCCGCGCAAAAATACACGCCGAACGGATGGGTGCAGGTTCTGCATTGTGGCGCCAAAGCCACCGGGAATAAACGCAGAAAGCCTACGCCCCTCTACACCAGTTGTTTCTGGTACCCGCTTACGGATAAAAAATTCGCCGATCTCTGAATCAGTCTCATCCACAACAGAAGCAATGTTCCTGTCCAGGTTTCGTGTCGCTTTCATCGCGTCGTCAGACTTACCTGCTAAGGCTTTCGCTTCATCAATAAGGCTAATGGCCTCATCATAATCGCCAGAACGAATCGCATTCGCGAGACCCTCACCTAAAACTTCTTCTGCCTTAGCGAGAGCTTCAGCGCCCTTACCAAGTTCTTCCTCCAACAAAGGCGCCAAGCGCCTAAACTTTGCGGCATCTGCAGCCGAATCAGCCACTTTCTTCGTTGCCCTCGCAACCCCAGCAGCACCCATAAGGAGATCGGGAAACAACACTGCCGCACCAAGACCAATGAATCCCATAGACACTGAAGCCAAAGTACCAGAGTCCGATGTCTCAGTAGATAGCGCGGCTTTTAGGAAGTCCCTACGATTCTCAATGCCTTCGAGGGAGCCCTCGCGAACAGCAGTCAAAAGACTCTCACTGTCAGGCCCGTAAGAAATGCGCTCAAGGGCACCAACGGTAGCAGCCTGCACGGTGTCCATCATCTCGAAAAGGTGCCATGTTGGGTGCGTTATGCGATAAACAGGTACGCCCTTAGGGTCGAGGCCGATAACCTCGATCCGTGCATTCTTAGCTTTGTCCCATGCTTCTGTGATCCACAACGCATCTTTCGTGTCGTCAGGGTCACCCATAAGGTTTGCCGGATCAATCATGTCATACGAGATGAAGCCAGGATGATGAAACTTACCCACCGCCCGAAACAAGGTGGCTTCGTATAGAGCGTTCTTCCACGCCTTGGCCATCTGTTGTTGGTACGCCTTTGTACCTCTCTGAATACCTAAATCTGACGCGGCTTTATTCACATCGTACGTCGCTATGTTGGCGACCGCCTTTCGGAAACCAAACTCACCAATAGTACTACGCAACATTGCGCTCGTGCCGCGAGGCCCCATCTCGCGGAGCAAGTCAGAGATCATCTTTGCGCGTTCAGGATCTTTCGCTATCTTTGGATCGACCAGTGATTGTGCCCGCGCCTCCAGCGCATCAAACCCTGGTTGGCCACGACGAACAACGGCATTCTCAGCTTCGTCTCCGTCATCAAAAACTAGCGGGGGACGGTCCTTTGGGTCCAATGAGCCAATCAGTCGCTTCAATATTCTCGTGCGATTTTTTGGGTCAACCTTCTTGTCGCCCAGCGCCGTGCGATGAATGCCCTCCATCAAGATTTCTTCGCCCATCACTTTCACATCACGCTGCTTCTTCGACTTACTCCACAGAGCCTGTTGGGTCTTAAATTCGTCTAAGACCTCAGTTACCGGTCGATCTTTTTCCCCAATCTCACGAAACATATCGTCGAGCGGGACCCCCTGAAACTCTGCGGCCTTTCGATATTCGTCGGGCTCTAACCCCGTAAAATCTGAGGCCTGTTGAAGAACTTCGTTGTAATCAAAGGAAGGTTGATCCTCAGACCTCTTTTGCTTTACTGCCTCAGGGTCAAATCGAATCTCTGCGTCACGTCGGATCGCGATCAAAAGACCGACCCGATCAACACTAAGCTCTTGGCTATATTTCGCCCGTTCAGCTTTTTCCTCCTCGGTAAACTCGTACGTCGGCGGAGCTTCTTCCTTTGGCGGGGCCTCAGTTTGAGGTTGATCTTCTGTCTCTTTTTCTGGCACGAAACTCTCCGACTAAAGCTGCGGGTAATATGCGGCCTTCAACGCCTCAATTCTCTTACGTTTATCATCATCTATTATCGGGTCGCGGATTGATTCACCATAAGGATCGATACCTTCTCCCGCACCAGTCTTGGGGTCAGACGCGGGGTAAGCTACAAATCCTTGAGTGCTGTCGCGTTTATCGCGCTGTTCTTCGGTCAAAGGCAAAGACTCACCAACCCGTTCCGCCTTCTGCGCCGGTATTGTAACCCTTTGCACGCGCAGCAGTTGATCGAGCACCGCTTGCAACTGCTCAACTTTGTCTTTGCGTACCGCGATTTCAGCGTAGGTTCTACGGTCTGCCTCTGCCAGCCGTGGTGAACCCATCAACGTGGGCTCACCGACACGCTTTTGCAGTTCTTGGATTTGTACTAACTCGGCCAGATACACTTTGTGCCGGTCTTCGATTGCTTTCTGGACCTTCTCAGGGTCTGCATGGTACTTCTTCCAATCCCTTTTATCTCCATACGGGGCTTTCGCAATTCCACCCCTGTGAGGTTTATCGGTGAATAGATTCAGCCACCCTGGCCCAAAGAACCAGCCCGATACGGGCTCACCCGTTTCAGTATCAACGTAATTGTCGGGGAAAATGTCCCTCGGTGTCGGTAATATTTTATACGACGGTAATTGCTCCTCGGTGGAACGGTCCCGTAGCGCACTTGTACCAATTTGGTGCAGAGTACTCAAACCCTGCGCACCTAACCATGTCAGGTGTGCTCCAATATCGACCTGCATCTCACCATAGGCAGTATGAGGACGACGCCATCCTTCTGTCAGCCATCTTTCGGGGTGAGCCGTGTCGCCCTTAAGCCCCAACATCCGTCTCAAGTCATCGCGTTTACGGCTTGCTGCGTATAGACGTTCCTCTGGCTCACCTTCTACTTGTATTTTAGTTTTCGGACTTTCTTCTCCCCACCCAAATAACCACTCGTCAAGGATACCAGGATTCGCTCTCTCTGAGGTATACTCCCTCTTTTCGGCCTCTCTCAACTTTTCCTCTGCCTCGACAAACCCACGTCCAGCGAACATAGGCGCACTTTTTTTCGTGAGTTCCTCTGTTTCATCTGCCCAAGGAGACTTAGCAAGAGTGCCCGCAGGGTCATCTGCATGCTTCTGCATGTCAACTATACCCTGAAGCGCCTCTGCCAGTTCTGCCCTCTTTCCCCATGCGATTTTTTGTTGTGGCGCACGCTCTAAAGCTTTTATATTCTGCTCTTCTTCTGTGACGCCCGTCAATACCGTCGTCGGTTTTTTCGTCTCAGCTTCCGCCGCAGCAAGCTCAGCCTTAATTCTCTCGGCTTTAGCTCGCAGTTCTTCTGCAGTCTCACCTGGTGGGGCTTCCGACGTGGGCGGCGATGTGGGTACTGCCGTAACTGGCGTTCCCGTGTCAGGCGGAACGACCACGGGTAGTGGTGCGGGTGTCGACTGTCTAGACTTTTTCCAGGACACAAGGCCTCCTAAGCACTCGACGAATTACTTGGATGTCGTGCAGCAAGTGCCTTAAAAATTCTTTCATTCGCTATATCAATGTCATCAGGCCCTTCTTGTCCAGAACTACCCGACGCTCCTTTTGCCTGCGCATCTGATCGCGCACGGGCACCAATAGCTTTGTAGCTCTTACTGTAGTCCTTCTTTGGGCCATATTTCTTCTTCGATTTAGCGGCACGAGATTCACTTGCTTTTTGTCGTTTCGGATCTTTCCACGAAACACTAGTAGGCGCTGCTGGTTGTTCTGCTTTGGCGGCACGAGCCTCCATTGCTGCTTGTCGTTTCGGGTCTTTAAACGAAACACTAAGAGGCTTCGCAGGGTCAAATTCTATGCTCATTTTTCATTCCCCTTGTTTTTCGCGGCCTTTTCATCTTCCGTTTCTTTCGGCCAGTCAGATGGCCCTAGGCCCAGATCGCCCATGTCTTGACCGACCGTCGGTGTTTTCTTCTTCTTCTTTTTCGTGGCCTTTTCATCTTCCGTTTCTTTCGGCGTCTCATCGCCCACCACACCCTCTACACCGGGGATTTGATTATTTTGTGTCATCGCATCGCTAACCGGGTCGGTACCTGTTGTGGGCTCACCTTTCTTGCTTTGACCGGGTGTTAATTCTTCCTCCAACTCCTTCTCACTCAGGTGAGATACGACACCACCATCCTCAGCAACCACTCCACCGGCCAAGTCATGTTTGCGATCTTTACGCCGTTTCTTTTTGTTCTTGGTGCGTCTATCAGCGAAAAGGTCCAAGAAACGATCGATCGGACCAGGCGCATCGCTCGTAGCTTCCTGAGTTGAACCCTCCACGCCCCTTTCAAGGCTCCTCGATTCAGCGCGACTCGGCGTAGCTCCTGGCTTGGGTTTGACACGAGTATCGCTAGGAACTGGGGCCCACACCCCTCGCTCCCTCGCAGACTTACCTGCTACGGCTGCAGGCCCCTTATCCTGGCCTACTGGTGCTTCCTCTTTCTTCGCCGCTGCTGCTGCCGCTGCGTCTGCCTCTGTTGCTTTCTGGGCTAGATAGGCAGCCATTTCTTGTTCATCTGACAGTTCTCTTCCCGCCGTACTTGGAAGCGCACCCAACGGATTCGGCGAATCATCGGGACGCATCTCATCCGTGGCACCTACTATGGTGATGCTTCTATCAGCTAATCGCTCAGGACCACCGATAGTGGCATCTATGTCCTCGTCTTGGGCACGCTCTACTTGGTTTACCGCGCTCTTAATCGCCTTATCGGAGAACTTATAATTCTGGCCCTCATCGATAGAAGTGAACCAGATTCCAGTAGAACCCTCACCACCCGTAAGAGACACACCCTCAAGATCCGACGGCGGCTCAACCTCATCAACCATACCCAAAGCTTCGTTTGATGTCATAGCCGCATGAGCAGCGCCAAGTGCTTCTGATTGCTCTTTCTCTACATAACGGGGGATCTGCAAAACATCCGTGTTGAGTTTCCCTGCCTTAAGCGCTGCGTCTAAATCCTCACTTGTAAATTGACGCATCGACCCGTTTTCGTTCAAGACAAACACATACTCTCGTTCCATCGGATTCTGCGCAACCAAAGGCACTGGCATGACTTCAGCATCGCTACGGGCCTTCTCTTCAGCCTCCGAGGAACCAAACTCTGTGTGTACACCCGGAGACGAACCACGAAGTATTTTCGACGCTTCTTCAGGTTTAAGCTCGATCAAATTATCCTTAGAGTCAACTTGAAACACACGACCGTCAGGAGCCGCAAGGTACTGCAGTAGATTACCACTCTCATCCGTTGTCTCAATATAATGGTGTCCCGTGGTGTTGAGTCGATCTTTCTTTGCTTGCTCTAAAGCATCCTGGGTGACGTACTTACCCGTCTCGGCGCTCTTTAGATACTGACCATCCTCGCCACGAACTAAATCAGCACGTACCATGTCATCGCCACGATCCATCGCGGCCAGAGTGAGTCGGTCGTACATACCCTTGTCACGATCGTAAATCTTCATCGCACGACGATCAATACGAGTAACATCTGGTGCGGGTCGCTTCAGATAAATCGCCTGACTCACTTCTCCCGGCTGAATAACGCGTGCGCCTTCGGCAGTAACAACTCGAATTGACCCCATAGGATCAGCAGCATGGCGACGAAGCCTTGCGCCTGTAACCACTGAGCCATCCTTCATCTCAACCCGAAGAATCTCACCGGAATCAATGCGCTTCAGACCGTAGTTACCCGGAGCACGAAGCGATTGTTTGTCCCAAGCAACCAACGCAGCAATATCGTCGCCACCAGGCCTGTACCTTGAGTAGTCAGGCTTGCCATCCTCATCAATAGGGACATGACCAAGTGCGTCCCAACCATAATCAGCCGCCCAAGCACGAAAGTTAGCGTTCGCAATTCCTTTTGCGATCCCGTATTCGTCGCCTTTCTCGCCATACATTTTCTTGCTCAAGAAATCCGCGTACTCAATCGCTCGAGCATGTGACTCTTTCCGTGACCGCGCTTCAGCGATTCGGTTCTCTAAGTCCGTCCTCAACTCGCCTTCTGGCTGCATGTTGTGGTACAACTGAAAAGTCCCCGCCCGCACAAGCTCATGATCCTGGTGTTGCTGCAAAAGGCGCTTTGCTTCATCCTCATCCCCAGCACTGCCTGCTTTCATAGCTGCGGCCAAAAGAGCCTCCGACTTTTGATAGTCTTCTGCTCTGCGATGTGAATGCTCAGCATGCCGCCGATTGGCAGCATTGTAATACTCCAAGTGATACTTAATGTTTTCCCACTCAGGGGCACCTGTTTTACGGTTTTTAACGCCACGTAGATTATTTTCTGTTGCTTGAATATCAACTTCGCGTGTGTCACGACCGTCTTTGCCCTTCACAAAGATAAAGAGGTCCTTTTGATTTTTGTCATTAATCTGCGTTATCATGTCCCCGATAGTTTCCCTATACCGAGGATCATCCGTCGCGATTTTTGCCGTCTTGCCGTAACCAGGCGTCAATTCAACCGGTTTGATTAATTCAAAGACGGAGACGACTGGGTCAGCTTGCCCCACGCTAGTATTCAGAACTCGCGTCACTTCTGTCGATAGTTTAGCGTCTGCAGAGCTAACTTTCTCGTTGTACTTAGAATCACTCGCGAGTCGTTGCTTCAGAATCGTTGTGTGGCTAGCTATTCTTGCGCGATAATCCTGCCCCGCAATATTAGCCATTGCCACTGCATAATCTCTGTTGGCTTTGTAGTACCCAAGGGTTTCCTTACCAATGGCAATCGAACGCTTGTCGGCCTCAGTCGCTACACCACGCTCCAGTTTTTCTATGAGCCCAAGAACTTTGTAGTACGTGGTCGCAATATCCTTCGTCTCCCACCCATCGGCGGATTTTGCTGCGTCACGCCTACCTGCTAGTCCAAGTATCGCTGCCCGTTCTGTTGCGTATTCTGCCATTTTAATCTCTTCCTAAAGTTGTGGGCCACCGGGTGGTACAGCGGTTCCTACGGTGGGGAACTTTTTGTACACACCCCCGGCTCTAGCCGCGTCACCACCCGAGAACGCGCCTGCAGAATGAAGATCGGCACCCATGCCAACACCCGCCATTACACCCTCGGCACCACCCTCCCACTGCGCTGTGGTAGCCGCAGCTTGACCTTGGAGCATCGACATCTTCTGTGCCGCAGCATCACTGACTTTACCTTCAGCCGCAGCTATCTGTTGAGCCGCCTGTGCATCCGAGGCTCTCTCTATGTCTCCGCTCTGCTGACCTATAAAGCCTGCCCGCCTGTCTGCGAGTATCTTGAGGTTCTCTTGGCTGGTAGGACCACCAAAGGGATTCGCCGCTGCAGCCTGCTTAATATTCGCCTCAGTGCTTTTATTTGCCGCATCAAGTGTTTGAAGGCCTGCCAGTTTCGCTGCATTTTTTTCTGTCGTGGATTTACCAAACGCACCACGATCTAGGTCCTCACGAGCCTCCTCACCTATCTTGGCTTGTGCTTTACCCTCGGCGCTCGCCTTGTACTTTTTTAGCGCTCGGCTACTTTGCACACCCTTGATGATTTTTGGTAGCCCCTTCGCAGCAGCGTAAGTCGCACCAAGAATAGCTAAAGTAACTGGCTCAATTGCGTACGAAATATCAGGGGAAACTTCGCCACGAAAGATAAAGCAAACAACCAACGAAACGAGATACGCAGCTAATTGGAGGGGCGATAATTTCGGTACCAAAAGATTCATTGATTTCTCCCGCTAAGTATAGCGCACCACTATAGAAAAGACACCACACGGCTATTGCGAATACCGAGACAAAGTTTAGGCGTCAAATTGAAGTAACCTCTCGCCCGAACATTTTTCGCTCGTGAACGGTTACCCATATTCTGGACAAAAACTGGGGCCGTACCACTTGTATTAAGGAAATACGCCTCCAAAGATATCTCATGAAACCCCTTAGAAAGAGAGGTTAAATGGTGCATACTAAACGGAACGGCTGAGTGTGCCTCACCCCATACATATTTCGGGTTGCCGCCTTTAGTTGGGTACTCAGTTTTTGTGTACGTGGGATATGCAGTCGCGCCATACCCATAAGTTCGAAGCCCTGGACCTTTATGCTCCTCATTGGGTTTCGCCCCTGGAGCTACTGGGTGAAACATATTCTCACCTAAATAACGGCTTGAGTTATTGATAGGCTCGCCGTCAAGAACGCCGCGAATCGCCATGAAGGTCCGCTCAACATTTTCGGTTCTGAGGTCCCACTCTCGCCCGTCTTCGTCATTACTAACACCATGAGCCTTGCCATTACCGTCGACGAACCGACCCATCCAATTGTTATGACTCATAAAAACGCTCCACTCAAGAAGTGCGACCGTCGCGTCATAAGGCTGATACCAGCGAACTGACGTGCCTGCCAAATTGACCCACTTCGTGTCAGTCTCGTCACCTCTTAGTCCACCGACAGTCGAACCATAAACTGCTCCTGTGTCTCGGACAGCGCCCATCCGCGCCAATGCAGCCTGCTCAGGCATGATATGACGCTGAGAAAATCGAAACGAGTAGTCACCAAGATTAACCGCGTCTAACTGACCGTTAATCGTCGACATTATGCCACGAGGCGCACCTGAAAAAGTAATGCCCGACTGCTCCGGTTGATGGAGCCGCTTAGTGTAATTGTCGTTAATCGAGGTAAATTTACTCGATGAAAGCAACGGCTCCGCAGAACCAACCGACATCCCAGGTAAGGTAATGTATGGCATATTACACCTTAAATTTAATAGCAGAAAGTCGTACGCGGCCAATGTGCGCAGACATACCATCGATAATACCACGGCCACCAACAGTGGATGCCCACTCGTACGCAACATCCTGCGATGTGTCCTCATGACCACCAAACGTTTTAGGATGACGGGGTGGATCGCTAAGCCACTGCTTAGTCGCCTCTGCGTTATCCCACACACTCGGAAAGTTCGTGGAGCCAAATAGCGCGATCTCAGAAATCTCAACCGTGTCTTCAATCATCAAAGTCAGCGGAACATTAATACACAAATTAGACGTTAACGTATTACCGCCACGTCTATCGCGCTTACGTGCAGGTTTTTCAGTCGAACTCGTCGCAGTCCATTCGAATCCTCCATCAGTCGAGGTCGATTTAATCCTGTAGTTTACACCAACCTGAAACTCCGGGATGTAATGCTCCGTTCGGTTGTGCCAGTTGAAACTGTTAATTGCCGCAGGAGCAAACTTAGAATTGATAATCCAGTTGTCACTTGCATCTGATCCAGTACGATAACCAATGTTAAAAAACGCGAAGAAATCTAAGTACTTATGTGGCTGACAAAAGGATCGATATGCCATAGTTTCATAGTTACCAGTATGCGCAAGAACGTCATAATATATTTTCGCCAAATCAGGGTCGATATTAAGTAGCTCAATCTCTGCCATGACAAGCAGCTTTGTCTTACCCGACTCAATATGCCACGTATCTGTAGTACTAACTATGCTACCTGAACCGTCAGCATCAACAATCTTATTCCACCCCGCGCCATTCCAAGCACTTGTGCCGGGTGAACTGCCGCTACCATCATAAGGTCGATTCCAACCACCGATAGTCACTTCGTTTCGATACGGAGCAACCTCTGACGCATTTCGATCACCAGGGTAAATCGCACGAATTATACCGCCATCAGGAGAACCTAAAAACTGACCTGTGTATGAATCCCGCCTAGACGCATCACGTAGATCAAGTGACCGTGTCCCCCACGCAGCTATCTTACTCGGTAAGTGTGTGTTCGGTATTGAATAGGGTTTGATATCGCGTGGAGACAACTCATTGCATCGAGTACGAAATTTCTCCAATGAGGATAAAATAAGATTCGCATCGACCACACCCTCAGTTTGAAACTGTGGGGCCGAAACAGGAAGTTCGCCGCGTGGATGAACTGTAACAGTCTCGTCGCTATCCTTCGCCGTCAACGGCAATGACATCGCATAAATACGACGACTAAATACACCGATAAAATCACCGGGGCTAAAGTTGTGTTTCTTTCTCTGGACTCGACGGGCCACAATCTCAATTCTGTGCGTCCCAGGTAAAACAGGAACAACACAACCTAAGCGTACAGGCAACACTTCAGGGCCACAAGCAGCCGCCCGACTAGTGCGAATCTTACGTCCAGGTCGAGAATGCCTGCCCGTCCTATAGCTCATAGACTTCGCAGAACTACGCTGACCAAAGATAAAGTCCTCATCATCTGCGCCGTGCATCCTCGGGCTATCAGCAATTTTTAGTCCGTGAGCCGATTCCTCGAAAGAATACTTTTTGCCTACAATACTTTCGTCAATGACTTTCCCATCAACACGAATCGCAAACTGGACTAACGCCGGGTAAAACCCCTTGGATATATGATGATAGCCACCTATATTTGGGTGCCTTCGCTCATTTGTCGCACTAATCTCATTCAATGGATACGAGTAAGGTTCGTCTACCTCGCCGTAACCATCAACGGCTGCCGAGGATCTGTAAACTGTGCGGCCATCTTCCGGCCCCAGCTTATTGAGCATTCTATGCTCTTTCCAAGCAACGTCGAGGTCGTAGTGTGGGCCCCAACCACCATCGGTATGAACGTCACTACTCGTACCGAAGAATTGCCAGGGATTTCTATTCTCGAAAAAGCCCTGCCAACAATACTGAAGATAGCAATTGATCCATATATTTGCCCTACCTGTCGTAACAGAGACATTCAGTCCATCACTTAGGTCGACATTTTTAACCACCGACCATTCACCTGTGTTTGGAATAATCGAAGGAACACCCTCAGTAATTTCGCCCGCAAGTGACGAGTCATAAATGTCTTGGTCCCGAAAGGTAATTCCATCAGTTTTAACAAAATTCGGTGCGGTTCTTTCACGTAAAATCTCTGGATGCCGATTCATTCGGACCCAAGACTCCACCGAAGCAGTCTCAAATTGATAGTACGCCTCATCATCTACTGCAGGGTCATCTACCTCACCGTCATATTGACTCGCGTTTACATCTGACTTTAACTTTGTAGCGTTAAAATTCTGACCATCCAGCCGACCAGATAGAACCTCTTGTACCGGTTGGTAGTCTTGAGCCATTTCAAGCGGGTCAAGAATATCTCGCGTACGCAAAAACCGCTTAGGAAAGATAAATGGCATTACTGATCTTTCCTATCGGGTACTCGGCCCAGAGGTGAGCCTTGTGTTGCGATACTCGTATCAAACGCAAACGCGGCAATTCGTAGTCGACCTAACTCATAATTATCCCGCGAGGAAAGAACACGATCTTTTGCCTCAGACGCTTCTACCGGATCATTGAAAAGACGCTTAAATTCTTTCAAGCTACGAAGGGCTAAGTTTGACCCTGTCGCAATGTCAGTATTATACGGATCGATTGAATCAAAGTTATCTATCCCACTCGCGCTACCAAAATTCGGGTCGAACTTAGTCTCTGTTGGGCCAGGAAACCCGATAAGCTCAATCTCAAAAGCCCAAGAACTAACGTTATGTAAGTCTACTGGTACCTGACGCCAAAAAAGTCTCGGAGCATGCAGCTTAGATTCACCAAACTTAGCCGACCCAGCCACATCCTTGACCATATCAGACCCGTCATCAACACCAACAAGACGGAGATCCTGCATCTCTTGCACAGGTTTCCACGAATTGTTTTTGAACACACGAACAGTTGCATAACCATCCCACGCATCCTTCAAACCAACATAAAGACTACGAACATTGAGAGGAACCAATCCCCCCTCCGCCGAAACCATCCAACCCGAACGGTACCGAATACGCCTTGCAGGAGCGAAGTAATCGGTCGTTTGCCGGTTTAAAAGAAACACACGACTAAGGCTAAAGCTATCCAAGTCACTCGGGGGTGCGCCAGAAAGCCCGTATTGAACCTCGATCCGTTGCTCTCTCGGATCAGCACCAATTGCATACGTATGACGACGCCAATCATTAGATGATGTCATATCCGCAATGTGAATACCTAATGTTTGCCGCCGCCAATATTTACCGTCAAAGCAAAACATCAACTCGTTATTCTCAGTTCCTGCGGGAGCTAAAGCACACCGATACTCACCCGAATCACTGTCGATTGAGGCAACCGCCATATTCGCACGAGACAAATTCACATCAAGCTTAAAGGCCGAATCAATCGGAGCGCTCATTCGTACAATGTCGCCCAGTTGCTTCATGCCGTAAAAGCCGTCACGACCCAACCAAAATAGTGTGCCGTCCGCCCGCGCAGCAATGGAGCGGGGCGCAATGCAACCAACACCGAGAGACAACGGTTGTGGTGATGAGAAGTCTTCAGCAATTGCATACGTGGCGCTTTTTGTGAAGGCTAAGAGAACACCGTTGTGAGAGACGAGTCCTGTGATTTCTGCGCCACCGGCATCGGGATAGATGAAGTCTTGCTTCGGGAATGTGCCAGGAAACCCAGGATCCGAGCGACGAACAATCCCAGGGTCTGCAGGAGTGTTGCCAATGATTAAGCGGCCCTGGTGACTACAAGCAGTCCGAAAAATGGGGACGGGCTCAATCTCAGACCAAGTAGTGCCTAAGTCAGAGTCTGAGTTGTTGTCGTCGTAAATGAATGACTTTGAGCCAGGGATGCGGGACAAGAAGCGGGGAGTATTGTCGACATGAAGTGTGTCGGGTGTACGGAAAATTCGAACCGCCGCTGTGTGCTCGGGGGCGTCAACGTTTACCGACACCAGAAAGCGTCGTGTGAGATCGTCAATTTCAGTCCCGTCTTTTACCTGGACTCTTTTACCCTCACTTGCTTTGTCGACTGACCCATAGGTATGCTTGTCACCGTCAATCGATTCGAATGGTTGGGCCTGACTTGCTTTAATCGATGCCGGTTCACTCACGGTCGAGAACGCCGAAAGATTGCCGAACAAGTCTTCAAATTGAATGTGGTAGTACCACTGACCAGAAAGGAGTGACCCTAAACGGCCCGCATACAAGTCACCTGGAGTACCGATTCTACCGGGCCAAGAGTAGCCAAGAGCATTTGGGTAATATTGGGGTACGTCGTCAAAGTCGGGTTGAGTGGGGCCAGAGATTAGTGGCGTCGAAGGCGACTTATCAAACCCAAGGTTGAACACTGACCCATCATAATTAATGATCCGCGCCCGATCCTCGCCGTTAGTCCAAACGATTTTGTCGTTGATTACAACATACTGGTCAGGAAACTTGGGGTTTGCCTCAGATGTTAACCCAGTCGCCAATGTCTCGAATGGGCGATCTACCCCGCCAGTGAACCGATAAAGCCAACTACCTGCGCGGTAGAGCAACATATTGGCGGAACCATTGAGAAGTGACGCCGCGAAAATACTGTGTGGCCGACGAGCCACCCAACCAAACTGGGTGTACTCTTTCGGGATCGCCACCTTCGTGCTCTCTGAGGTCTCACCATCGTATTCAAATTTTGAATTAAGTAACGATGCTGACTCACCAATGCGTAGAATTGAGGGTCCTACAACGCTCTTTAAGACATCCTCCGCCTCAGTCTCGAGATTCTCAATATACCAAGCAAGGGTCACAGGAGAATAAAGCCTGCGACCCTCACCCGGAGGAATGATAATCGTATTTACTGTCTGCCGAGCCGGTCCTGACACGCTACACCCTCAAGCTACATTGTGATTTCGTAACTCTTTTGCTTCCATGACTTCGAAAGCTTTTCTTTCACTGCCGGATTGCCCTTCAGTGCGGGCATCGATTTTAGTACACGAGACTGCCACGACATGAATCGCTCACCATCCCACGGGGTCGGCACGACAAACACGTTACTGGCGGCTTCAGCGGCTGCTTTAACAGGATCTTCAATCTTCGCGTTCTTCGAGTCATCGCGAAGCAAAGACTTCGGCGGAATCCAACCAGTCTGACCCTTGTCGTAGGTCCAACCAACAGGCATCCAATCATGAGTGGTACGATGCTCCACATAACCTGTGACGTACTCGACCCCGTTCTTGGTCATCAATGTACCTGACCAATCCTCAGAATCAACCGACGCACTTAGAATGCTCACAACCATCGCTTCCTCATACTGACCGATTAAGTTCGTGCGATACACACGATCACCTACGTTCAAGCGCGGGATTGCTGTGAGTGTGGAGTAAAATTTCTTGACTTCAGACATAGACTACCTCTGTTGTTGTTCCTCCCGGAATGGGAGCCAAACCAAATTAATCGGTCGTATTACCGAATGTACCATAACGGTTATTAGAACGATAACCAGTAAACGGTACGGGCTCGACAATACCACCAGGATTTGTGTACCGTTCGCGAAAGACGCGGACTAAATCTTGATAGCGGCCCAAATGAGCCGCCGCACTCGTCTGGTCATTACCGTCATCTAAACTAATATAATGAAGCGCCAACTCAAGTAGCGCGGGGACGGCATCACGTTGAATCGGTGCCGTATCTTGCGGGTCAACGTACTTAGGTGGTAGGCGCAGCACACGAAAATCCAACTCATATCGAGCGTCTTGATGAGGGAATACTTTCCACGCATAGTAGCCAGTGCTGTGCTTCAACGGACGGTGATAGTCATAAAGCTGGGCGCCATTCCACACAACACGAGCCGACTTAATCAAACCAGAGTCGGTCAAAATGCCGGGGGGTATCGTCTTACCGGCGTCCGAAAGAGCTTGGACATGATCGTAGGTAGGCTCAACCTCACAAAGAAGATAAAACTTTTCACCCGTCTCAACACCGTTAAACTCACCAACACCACGACTTTTCTTCGCTCGATGAGCCACATAGTATCGGATACGTAAACCAGATCGACCGAAACGCGCATACGTTGAGTCACCAAAACCCAACATAGCGTCAATGTTCGTCGCAGATAGAAGTAAGGCACCATCTGAACCATCAAGTGCCTTCTGGTTGATCACCGTCGACGGAGACGGCGCACTCTCCCATACCGGATCGTGAACACCTGTAGACACTGCAACATCTGATGGTTGAGTCGTCGCATCGTAGGCCCAGGTTAGATTAAAACTACCGTCATGATTTTGATCGCCGACCGGGGCGATTGAAGGTGACTGCTGCCATTCATCATCCCGGCGACCCCACACATAAGTGTATCGGATGGCCCAAGTACCCTCTCTCAGCGACTTTGAACTCGACCACTTAAAGTCGGCCTCATCCGGGGGCAAATCGGGAAGCGTGACACCAGATACAACCGTCGTTGTAAGCCCCATAGGTACGACGTTACCCTGATTGTCATACACATTCGGTTCGTTCGGGTCGTTCGGGTCGTTCCCCGGTTGAGGTGTTCCCCCAGAGGCTGAGGGCGGCTCAAGAGTAACCTCGTCCACACTCTCATCAGGAACAATCTTCGGTCTCTTTAGATTAACCTGAACAATCTCAGGAGCTTCTGTTGGTGCCGGTAGCTGAAAGTGACGGCCCCGCCAGCACCGATAAGGTCGGCCCTTTGACTCGCCCTGGAAGTCCACCATGTCTTGACGGCTGGCACCTGCCGTGTCCATCTTCCACACCTGCTGGCGGCTACTATCATAGATTCTCGCTGGCTCGAGAACCTCCATGACATCGTCCATCAAGAAAAACTCAGGCTGATAGATACGAAACGTAGGTATGTCAGAGTCAGTGGGGATTAAGTCTGCCAATGGTCTGTCAAGCGTTACAAAGTAGTAAATTACACTGTCAATTGTCTTCTTAAACCACTCACGACTCTGTCGGCGACGAACACGACCATCCCCGTACGTGAACTCAAGGTGCATTACACCGTCCCACTCACCCGTAACCGTGGGCCGCCAAGTAGTCTTACTACTAGCAGCAATAGAAGTCGTTCCAGTTGAATCAGAAAAGTAGAGAAGTCGCTTGTCGTTGCCGTAACTAATTGCGGAGGCGTCTACCGCCGCGTCAGTACTCAGCACATCGGGAAACAATGCCACATGCTGCTCGTCAGGAATAAGCGCCTCAGGCACATCTCCTGCCAGTCGATCCAGGGCAAGGTTCAACCCAGCGCGGATTCGGCGATCAAGGGTCGGGCCAGTCGAATCCCACGACCGCAAAGCAAACAAGCGCGACATCAAAGAACCCAAAGAAACGTCCACAGGACCTCCAAAAGACGAAGGGGGCGGGACCCGAAAGCCACGCCCCCTAAGTGTATCACGTAGTGACTAACTACCACACAGGCATCGAGATAACGGCTGTGATCTTATCGCCGGTAGAGCCGCTGTTGGCTTCAAGAGCCATACCAAAGACACACCCCAGGTTGTCGACAGTTGCGTCAGCATCGCGGGTGAGGGTCGTCGCATTCGCAGAGGCAGCAGACACCAAACGGTCGCCTTGAGCCACGGTAGAGACGGCACCCACCTCACATACACCCTTCGCAACGATCCAACCATACTTACCGGCAGCAATTGCGTGGCCAGCCACCCCAAGAACACGGTGCACATGAAGTGTCGTGGTGGAGAGGATTGCATGGTAAGGAGCGTAATCACTGTCGAGGAACAACACGTCGCCCTCGGCAAGCGCAGTTGACTCTTCGTCGTTATAAACGAAGATCCATTCCCGGTCACCGTAGTGAGTCGAGTTGGCTGCAGTTACCTCGTCAGCAGGTTGCACATACCGCGTACCCAAAGGATATGCCTCAAAGTCGTAAGCGGTTGAAATAGCGTCTGTTTTAACAGTTCCCATGATGTACCCCCCTTATACCGCGCCGCCGGAAACACAACCCTGAGCCGGAAGCTTAGTGCAGATCATGTTGCCTTGCATTGCAAAGATTGCGGTCACCACGTCTTGATCGCCAACCCGTTCCTTGAATTCCGAGATGTTCGGGGCTTCAAGCATTGGGAACTCGATGTAGTCCGTGTTGAGCATGTAAGTAACTCCACCAGCAGGGTCAGTCGCTCCTGTGAAGGCCGACGTGTCTGTGCGGTCCAAGTCGATAGACGAGGTAACAGAAGCAAGTCCAAGGGAAAGACCCAAGGTGTTGCTCTTGTCAATCTTGTCATCAACGAGAGTTACGCGAACATTTGAGGCACGATCGTCCTCAAACTTGGTGTAGGTGTCGTCATCCATGATGATCAGATCAGGACCCTTACCTACGCCACCAGCATAATGCGAGCATTGACGATATGTCTTGCGCATTACCTGCATTCCGTCTGTCGCCCAAGTACCAATGTCGTTGTACTGGTTGAAGTGGAAGTAGCTGCTGCTCTTGTCCACACCCTGGACTTCCTGGGACTGAGAACCTGGTGCCACAAAGTCAAGAAGACCATGAGTCACACCGGCTCCAATACCGGATTCCTTTTGACCGTTGAGTGTCAACAAACCAAGAAGCTCAGACGTTTGAAAAGCAAGACCCCGACTCACACCAGTGAGAAGAAACTTGTTCAAGTCTGCCTTAGCTGCTTCCATTGCAGTTTGAGGATATTCCTCAATAAGTCGAATAACCGCCAACTTACCACTGTTCTGGTTTAGCTCCCGCTTGGGAATGTTGATGGCCATAACCATACGATGAGGCTCAACAGAAAACTTCTTGATCTGTTGGCGCCGGGTCATGTTCAGTAGCTCGTCGCCGACGTAGACACCAACACCACGGGCAGGGGCACCACCGGAGAAGGAACGCTCAATCTTTGTTCCTCCCTCCATGGGCATCCGAGCCTTAGCGTTAAGTGCTTCGAACAACTCATTGCTACGAACAAACGAATTTACCAGAGGTCCACGGAGATCCGCGAACGTAGAGTTCAGTAGTTCAGTACTGATAGTCATTTTATTCTCGCTGTAATTGTATTAGAAAAAAACTTTTCGCCTGCCCGTGACGCACAATACTGGACCTATAAGGCTGCCCAGCACATCTTTTGGGTGCATAATCTGTATACAACACATACTATAATTGCGCAAGTAAGAGACTTTCACATTGTCAATATTTATGACTTATTCCGGCACGTAATACAGTCACTTAGGCAGATAAGCGTCATCATGATACCATAGTGGCTATGACAGCAACCAACGCAAAAAAGCGTAAACGTAAAAGTGTAACTACTGGTGGCGCAGAATATGCCACCGCACCAGGCATCCATGATGGAAAGGTTCGAGCCCTGTTCGCAACCCCCGATGCCTTTGTGTCTATGTGCCAAATTGTGCGAGAGGACGAATCAACAGGGTACATGGAACCCACACATACGCAGAGGAAACTACTGGAAGCTTACGACCAAAATCGTTGGCTTATGGTAAACAAGTTCCGTCAAGCGAAGATCACTACGATTTCAGTCATGTTGCTACTAAGAGATTGTATGTACCTCAGCGGCGTCAAGGGCCTGCTTATTGCAGAACGTCAAGACACGGCGGAAGACATCTTTGAACGCATACTATTCGCATACAACAGGCTGCCTGCCGATGTCCGAATGCCGCTGACGCCAGGGAAAAAGGCGGGCGCCACACAGATGCAATTCTGTCACGGAGGGGGCATTAAAGTCTTGACGGCGGGCGGAAGGTCTCCAGCCATCGGTCGATCCATTGACCGTCTCGTAATCACAGAATTCGGTGAGGCTCAATGGCAACGCAAAGCCGCGATTAATATTTTCCCCACTGTAAACAAACGCCCCAACGCTAAAGTCATATTGGAATCAACACCAGGGCGAGCGGGCTCACACCATGAACAGATGTGGCGGTCGGCGCTAGAAGGTTCAAGTCGATTTCATCCGCTGTTCCTTGAGTGGTGGGAAGATGAAAGTTGTAGAGAGCCTGACGATAGCTTTCAGCCTTCAGCGCCTGAACTTGAATATATGAGTCGTCATGATGGAATGAGCATCCACAACTTAGCCTTTCGGCGCAAAGGACTAAATACAGAGTTCGTCGGAGACACAAGACTGTTCTCGTGTAAGTACCCGTCAGACTCTTACGATGGGTGGCTGGGTAGTACAAACCCCGTAATGCCCGCAGAAATCCTGAAGCCCCTACTCGAAAAGGCCACCGTTGAGCCACTACTCGGTGGTCACGCTTGCCATGAATTTGAACCACCTAAGCCTGGACATCAATACCTGGTCACCGCTGACCCCGCAGGCTTCGGTAGTACAGGTGATAAATCAGCGCTAACTGTTTGGGACGCCACCGAATGGAAAGAGATTGCCTTCTGGGAAGATCGAGAAACGCCTGACCGATTCGCACAAAGACTAAAGGTTGTACAGAAAAGATACCTCGGCGCACTGCTCGCCGTTGAGTCCAACGCCACAGCATGTATCGCTATCTTGAAAGACCAAGAGACACGAAACTTACTCTGGACCGATAGAAATCACCCAGGTTGGTACGCGACACAAAAACGGCTACAAGAGTCTGAAGCGCGACTCGTTCAAATGCTAAGGCAACATGAACTAAATATACAAAGTCGCGGAATGCTCCACCAATTACTGAACTATGACGGCACACGAAAGAAACGCATTCGGGGCGAAGATGGTACAATTCACCACTTCGACCGCGCTAGAACAGCGGTTATGGCTGCTGACATTCTGTCCCGGAGACATTTCTCGCACGAAGCAACTGAAGTACAATCGGAATACTTGCCGGGACAAGTTACAATCAAACAACTAGATAGAATTAAGAGTCATAAAAGACGCGAAGCAAAATCACCCTTTAAACCTGCATCACAAATCTGGAAATAAAATGGCCGACTACAAGGCAAAAAAAGACGCAATGGCAAAGCAGGCAGCAATAGATGAAGCTGCCAGGAAGAAAAAAATCGAAGGCCAGTCCGACGAAGAAAACGCCAAACAATTAAGTGAGACGAAAGAGATCACGCATGAAGAGATTGACGAGAAGACCGCTAATCTGGCCAAGTTCTTCAAGAAGAAAAAATAGGTCACTATGTCTAAGCTGTCAAAACTGATCGATCGGCATCTTAATTTCTATAAGCGAGCCGAAAAGAAAGACTTCGATAAAGCCCGTAGGTTCTATCGAGGTAACTTCTTTTCTGGCGGCGATAGCGACCTCCAAGGCCTTAGCGGGTCGTCCTATCTGTGCTCAAAGAACATTATCTATGCCATCGCAGATACGGCAGTCAGCGCCTTGTTGGGGCCAAACCCATCAGTAGGCGCCGTCGCAAGAACACCCGTGTCTCAAGATGCGTCCCCTGCGGTGACAGGCCTGGTCGAGTATGTGTTTGAAACAAACAACTTTCGACGCAAAGCAGCTACGGCACTAATCGATGCCGTGCTCTGTAAACGTGGCATCTTTAAGACGGGGTGGGATGCGAAAAAAGACGTACCCATTATTCGGGCAATCAACCCCTCTAGTATATTCTTCGACCTTACCGTGCGAGACTCAGACGATATCCGATACTGGATTGAAGCGACGGTTATCTCCTTCGATGAGTTTAAGGCGCGAGTAAAGTCTGGGCAGTACAAATCCGAATTGGTCAAAGAAGTTACTCCAGACCGATACCCAAAGTGGCTGCTCGACGAAAACCAGAAAAGCACCACAGATACTGTTCGTGACGCATTTCAATGGGTGACCGTCTACGAGTATTACGATCGCGAACGCGGCATTATGCAGCACTACATTAAGCAAGCTGATGCCATCGTGTTCGAAGATAAGATCGACTACATCCCGTACAGCATGTTCACACTCAACCAATCAGGAATTGATTGCCTGGGCTTGAGTGAGGTACAGCTTGTTCTAAAACAACAAGAAACTATCAACGATCTGCTCACACACATGAAGCAAATCACGTACCTTCAAATTCCGAGAGTCATGTACGACTCCGGTCGAGTGAGTGAAGAAGACCTGAACAAAGCAGTAGAAGCCAGCGCAGGTGCGTTTATCGGAATCAACCCGTCAAATAGCGAAGCCCTCCGAAGCTTGGCTACTCTCTTCTACGAAATGCCCATCCCTGATAGCCCATCTGGGGTCAAAGAATTCATTGCACGGCAAGAAGAAGATGCGGCCTTTATCTCCGCATTGGCTGAAGCCGCTCGAGGCCAAGTTGCTGGTGCGCGAACCGCAACAGAGATGGCCATTATCGATGCCCAACTTCGAACCCGACTCGCAACCCGAGAAGGTCACCTGAACGATGCCATCGAAGATGTGGCGAAAAAGGTGTTCTACCTCTGTAAGAAATATATGCGCAAGACACGACTGATCCGAATCTCCGGTAGCAACAAGTGGGAACAACTAAGCCACAAAGAACTCGTCGATGTCGATGTCGACTTTAAGATGGTTAGCTACAACCCCATTCGACGTAACCCCGGCATGATGGCTGAGACGCTAATTCAAATGCTCCCGTTCTTGTCGCAAAACCAGAACGTAGATATCCGACGGCTGACGGAAGAAATTCTGACCAACCTCGGACTACCCAGCCGAATCCTTATCCCCGAAGCGGAACTAATTGCGCAACAAGAAGCCGCCGCCGCACAACAACAAGCAATGATGCAAGCAGAACAGCAAGCTAAGTTGGGTGGGGCCGCAGCCGGTAAGCCTGCGATTGAAGCACAGCAAGCTGCTCAATTGCAGCAACTGATGGCCCAGTTGCCACCAGATGAAGCTGAAGCAATGATGGCTGCAGTAAGTGGGCAAGAGGCTGGGGTAGAGCCAGAGATGGAGGACGCACTACCCGGCGGTGGGGGAGCCCCCATTAGAGGTGAGACTTGAGCGTATACAAAGACAAAATGTTGGCGCTTCGTAAGACCCAGCCTCAAGGCGGCGAGATCGCGGGGCGAAGCAAAGCAGTCCAGCAAAAGGACGCGTCTCCAGAGTTTCTCAGCCGTATTGAATCTTCGGTAGCTTATGGAGAGTCTGATGCTGACACTGGGATCACAGAGTCACCTGGCGACCTTGGAGAGATTGCATATCCGCAGAGCGATCGGATGGACGCCGAGGAAGCTTTGTTTGCTAAGCTGTCTAAAACAACGGGCGGTAAAGGATCTGAAACTAAGTCAAGTACCGCCGTAGGAAAAGCGCCATCAAAAGCGTCAGCCACTACGATTAAACACAAACGAAGCAACTACGCACCACATAAAGGTAAGGAAAAGCGCGGACCACATGGACCTACACCACCTAAGTTGGACACACTTGACGATTACGAAGGCAAACAGACGGATGAGTATTTCTCCATCGCACAGAACGTGATGCCACCTAAAAATTATGACGACCTTACGCAAAACTACGCAGCACAAACTAGCTTTGGGCAGAGCGCGGCTATGCAATCATTAAACCAAAAACGCGACAAAGCTGAACCGTTTAAACAACAAACTCGCACGTTACCAGGCGGCGAAACAATTCCTTTAATCGTTTTTGGTGATGGCTCTGAGTACTACGTTGACCCCGACGCAGACATAAATAAGCTTTACCCAGGTGACGTGATTCGAATAGAGCCCCCAAAGGACAAACGATGAGCCTCATAATGAACAACCTCGAATGCACCGGATGCGACTTCTTTGAAGAAGAAGCAATCTACCGACGTGCCGACGGGCCAGACGATTGCCCCGAATGCGGTAGCAAACGAAAGATGAGCTTCATTGGACTCCGCTACGCTATCCATGGTCAAGGACCAGGATCATTCGCAGCCGTTGACTTTGGCGTACTCGGCAAAGCCGAAACAAAAGAAGACTACGACCGCTGTATCGCTACCATCGAAAAGCGCTTCCCTGGTAAACGAGTCAATATCCAAGAGGAAACAAAAGGACAGAAAGCTGACCGACTCGACACCATACGTCACAATAGCTACAAAAGAAAAAAAGCAGCCGGTGTCGACAGCCAAACACTGAAAGCGGCGTCCGAACGGAACAGACGATATAAAGCTGAGGGACGGACTAAGCCCAAAGCACCACCGACGGAAAGTAAATAATGGGCCGCAAGAACACACGAAATATGATGTCGGACCCCGACCTTGTCGAAGGCGCAGTAAAAGCTGCAGAAACCAATGGACGCAACTTACGCAAAATAAAAGACAACACAGTAAGAGATGCTGTTGTGTATGAGGATACGGAATCAGGAGAGAGTAAAACACTCCCGAATAAACTCATCCGTGCATTGGGTGCGCAAATAACTTTTGAACTCGTTGACCCAAAACTTGATCTTGTCACACCGACTAAACTAACATAGTAAACCAGAGCGGTAAGACGCCGTATCAGGAGAACATCATGCCCATCGATCCCAAAACTGGCGAGCGCCTTCCTTACCCCGGAGAACCCGGATACAAAGAAGAAGGAGGCGGAGCGGCTAATCCAGAAGAAGTCACAGAGAAAGATGTAGACGATCTTCTGCAACGGATCAGTGCGGCAGAAGAAGGAGCGCCACCCGAAGAAGGGGCACCGGCAGAGGCAGCGCCTGAAGAAGGTGTGCCCCCGGAAGAAGGAGCACCAGAAGAAGGCGAAGGCGAGCAAGACCTTAGCCCATTGATTGAAACGCTTGGTGTGACCCCTGAACGAGCCGAGATGCTCTACCAGGCAGCACAACAGTTGGCGTCAACACAAGGCAAAAGCCCCGATGACTTGGCAGCAATGATTGCCGATGACTTCGAGATTCTGATGCAACTGGAAGTGATCGCCGCACGCAGCATGCAGAACCAACCAGAACCACCAGCACCACCACCGGAAGCCGGTGCGCCAGATGCGGCTGGTATGCCACCAGAAATGATGCCACCAGGGGGGATGTGATCTATGCTAAACGAAGACAATGAAGCGGTGGAAGCCGTATCTGCCGATGCTGAGCCCGAAGGGAGCAGCGAGGCTACAGTTGAAACAAGTGCCCCAGAACCTGTTGAGGCCGCTCCAGAAGCGACTCAAGAAGCGACTCCTGTTGCGGTGGAAGAAGAAATTGAAGTCCCACCAGTGTTCGACTGGAACGGTGAGTATGAAAGTCTGCACACTGCCAATTGGGTCAAACAGTTGGATGAAAATCTCCGTGACTCGGTACTGAACGGTATTCAAGAAAAGTACCAACACTGGCAACGTGGATATACCAGTAAGTACCAAGACCTGGCCAAGCAGCGACGAAGCGCTGAAGAACTGATGAAGGAAGTGCGCGAGCAAGAAGTTAAAGTCCAGCGATGGCTGCACGGCGATATCGACCCAATGATCGCAAAGCAAAAAGAGGTCGACGAACTTAAGGTTGCCCATCGAACAGCATTGAAAACCCTGCGACGAGAGGCGGAAGAAGCACACGAAAAAGCTGTGCAGTCTCACGGAACCGCGATGGAACAAGCTGTGCAAGAGCGCGATATAGCAATGCAACAGCATAAGCAATTGCGCGAAAGGTTCGAAGCGCAAGAAGCGGAACAAACTGAAGCACAAGTAACTGCACTAGAAACCTGGCTCACGACTGAATACAAAGATGTCTACGATAATGACGACGCATTCAAGAAGTTCTGCCAACTTGCGCGAGCAGATATATCGCCCGAAGAAGCAGCTAAAATGGTTCGAGTGCTCTACCCACTACCGACACCAGAACCGGTGCCTGAGGTAAAAGCTGCTCCTGCTCCCGAGCCTGAGCCAGAACCCGTCCCAGAAGGGATGAAGCTTATGAATATGGGACCCGATACCGCCGCAGCTACAGAAGGTGGAGACCCCAGGTCATACCAAGAGATGATGGAAGCAATGCGTAAAAACGCAATGGTAGAGCAAGAG